GGTGCAAGTGCAGGCAACACAACCGCATGGAATGCTGGCCCGCAAGGTGTAATGGTTTGGTGCGATCAACCCTGTTACGTTGAGGTAGGTGTTGGGGCTGTGGCCACCAGCGCTAGTACCCCAATTCCAGCTTTTACGCCTATCCCGTTTGTTTTGACACTTAGTTCCAACGGTTCTCCTTGGCGCGTCAGTGTGCTGCGAATTGGTAGCACTGACGGCACTGCGTACTGCAAACCAATTAACAAGCAATGAGCTTCGGTGTCGCCTTTCGCAATGCTGTGGGCCTTGGTCTAGGTGGCATTATTTCGCTTTTTGGTGGTCGCAATAGCGAACAATCTCAAAGCAACTTGTTGTGCGAAAATGGTGACAATCTCGTCCAAGAGGACGGTGGTTTGATTCTTTTGGAGTGACCTAAATGGCCGTATTTCTCTCCCCAGTGGGCGGCGTTGCGGCCCAGTTCTTTACAAACACCGGCGCTGTTTTAACTGGCGGCAAGCTGTACACATACCTTGCGGGTACAACTACGCCTGCGGTTACATACACTACTAGCGCGGGAACTGTTGCCCGTACAAACCCAGTTGTGTTGGACTCAGCAGGCCGAGTGCCTGGTAGCGGTGAAATTTGGCTTACAACTGTTTCATACAAATTTATCTTAAAAGATTCAAATGAAGTATTGATTGCAACGTATGACAATATTTCTGGTATTGGCGCTTTAACGGCTCAAAATTACACAGGGGATGGATCAACTGTTGGATATGCGGTTTCAGGAAGTTTAGTTAGTGCCTACATTAGTGGTGTCTATCAAAACAGAAACACATATACGTTTACAAACGGTACTTTGACTTTTAGTCAAGCACCTCCTCTTAATACTTTAATTGAACTTCTGTACAACTGATAAGGAATCATCATGGCAGATAAAAAGATTTCGGCACTGACCGCAGCATCTACCCCGTTAGCGGGAACTGAGGTACTGCCAATTGTTCAATCTAGCACAACAGTTAAAGTAGCCGTGTCTGACTTGACAGCGGGTCGAACTTTTAATGCTTTGGGCATGACGCTAACATCAACTGATGCTGGCGCAACCGCCGCACCATTAATTGATCTGTACAGAGATTCAGCAACTCCAGCGGCATCTGATACTCTTGGTGAAATTGAGTTCAATGGTGAAGATTCAGCAGGCAACAAACAACAATATGCAGTTATTCATGCTTCAATTTTAAGTCCAACCTCAACTGCTGAAGCAGGTCAAATTCATTTTGAAACAGCAACGGCTGGCGCATCTACTGAAAAGATGATTATTGGTACAAATAACCTTGTAATCAATGATATTGGCGCGGTGTATAACGTGCGAATTGAAGGTGATACAGATGCAAACTTGTTCTACACCGATGCCACAAATGACAGAGTTGGCGTTGGTATAGCTGCACCAACTGAAAAATTAGATGTTGTAGGCAAGATTAAGTTATCAGACAACCTAGTCATTGGCACATCTGGCAAAGGCATCGACTTTTCTGCCACATCTGGCACAGGCACAAGCGAGTTGTTGGCTGACTATGAAGAAGGTACTTGGACACCTAGTGTGTATGACGCTTTGACTGGCGGCAATAAGTCGGCAACAAACGGCGGTGGTAGCTACACCAAAATAGGCCGACAGGTCACTGTGCGTTTTAACGTCGACGACATCAACACCACAGGACTGACTGCTGGCAATTCCGCATGTATTGGTGATTTACCGTTTACCGCTAGCACAGCCTCAATGGGCGCGTATTACACATATCGAGTTGGTGGAGGCGCTGGTCAATCTGCTTCTTTAACAGTAACACCTGCTGTCGCTCGCATGAGAATTGCACTGTTTTCCGGAAACTCTGCAACAACTGATGTGAACATAAAAGTCAGTGATCTTGTAACAGGCGTATCCGCTATTTACGGCACTCTCACATACTTTGTCTAAGGAACACAAATGGCTCTGACAAAAGTAACGCACTCAATGGTCAACAATTTGACCGTTGATGTGCATGATTTTGGTGCGGTGGGTAATGGCACTACGGATGACACGGTGGCCATTCAAGCAGCGCTTGACAGCGCAACCGATGAAATTACAGTAGTTCTAGGTGGCAACGGCTTCAACTACAAGATCACAGACACGCTGGTGATCACCGGCAGCTACAAAATTCTGGACGGTCAAGGCTCGGCCATTGATGCGTTCTTTGTAAGCAAAACCGCTATTGAAGTTCATCCTTTAGCTGCCGAAGTTCAGTATTTTTCTGGTGTTCGCAATCTCTATTTGTACGGTAATAATGCAACAGGCCCAAGCGTTAAAGGCATTCAGATTTCTGGAAAGTCATACAACGCGCAGACAGAAAACTTGTACATAAATTATTTTGGTCTTGGTCTTGGTGATGGATATGGTTTTCACGTTGTTGGCGGTGTGGGTGGTGGCAACGCACCTTACTTTGGCAACCACGTCAACATCAAAACAAATCAATGCCATGTGGGATTTGTTATTGAAGGCGCAAACACCAGCGATGTAATTACAACCAACAATTTCACAAATTGCTATGCGGCGACATCCGACGACATTGGCATGTACATGCTGAATTGTCTTGGCAACACGTTGATTAACTACGCCTGTGAATCATGCCTTGGTGCAGGTCTGAAATTAAATTATGTCAACGGCTTGTATGCTATTGGTGGTTTCATTGAGGGCAACAACCCCAACATAGAAATCACAAACTCTGGCAGTGATGTTGCAAACTTTTTAGGTTTCAACATAGCGCCACCAGCAAGCACTGCTGCAAACTATGCAAGCATCCCTGCGTTCTATCTGGCGTACCAAACGCCAGCCATTAAAACTATTGGTGCCCCAGTCATCACCATTGCAACAGACACCAAGATCACTTTTTTTCAAGGTAAGTTGACCATTATGGTTCGCAGCGGACAATACGCCGAGTTTCTGTTGACACAGAACGGGTCAGGTGGCGGTCAAGCAGTGGAAATTTTGACGACTGGTTCAATCAGTTCTGGCTTTTGGTCAACAACCCAAGACAACCCATCTACTTGGAACGTCTATTGGGATAGTGGACTTAGCCTATTTCAATTTCAAAGCAAACGACCATCTGCTCTGATGTGCTTCCAGCAATTTACTGAATCGTCTTAATTTTGGAGAAATGAAATGGCGTTGCTTAAACAATACACAGAAACCAAAGAGAATTTTAACGGTACGCTTGCAATTCCGAGCGCCTATTGGAAAGTCAACAGCGTTTCTGGTGACAAGATAAGTTGTCAGATTTGCGTTGGGGTTTACCCAGCAGCGAACGGCTCATTGGTCACAGAAAAAACCTATTATTTCAAACCAAGTATGGACAGCGGCAATTTTATTGCCCAAGCCTACGCACACTTAAAATCCCTGCCAGAATTTGCTGGCGCAATTGACTGCTAAAAAGGAAACATCATGGCTCTCGAAAAAGTTACATCTGTTGATCTGATTGAAGTTCTCGAATCTGGCGTTCTTCAAGTTCGCACTAAAACCGCTATCAAAGAAGATGGCGTTGAAATTACTAGCCAGTTTCACCGCCACGTTGTCGTGCCTGGCGCTAATGTAAGTGGGGAAGACGCCAAAGTGCAAGCCATTGCGGCCTCTATCCACACTGCTAACGTTATTGCTGCATACATTGCTTCACAACCAGAACAAATTCCAGCATAATGTGCTGACAAACTGTATCGGCCCAGTTGACCGAGGAATCTTAGGATTCAAAAAACATGACTGAAGAAGTCCAAGCCCTAGCGGAAGTAGACTCCGCGCCAACCACGGATGTGACGGCCACACCTGAAGTTGCTGAAAGTACGCCGGAAGTAGCTGAAACACAGCCAAGCAAGACATTCTCGCAAGAGGAACTTGATGCTGCTATTGGCAAACGTCTCGCAAGAGAGCAACGTAAGTGGGAAAGAGAACAAGCAAATCGGTCTGCGGAAACGCAAATTGTGAGAGCTGCTCCAACTGCATCCGTTGATCAATTTGAAAGCCCTGAGCATTATGCGGAAGCATTGGCTTACCAAAAGGCAGAAGAACTGATCGCCAAACGTGAAGCAGCCAAGCAACAATCGGCTGTTCTTGAGAGCTATCACGATCGTGAAGAAGAAGCTAGGACTAAGTACGACGACTTTGAACAAGTCGCCTACAACCCTAAACTTCCGATCACAAACGTGATGGCAGAAACGATCCAGTCTTCGGACGTTGGGCCAGAGTTAGCGTACTATCTCGGCTCTAATCCAAAAGAAGCAGATCGCATCTCACGCATGTCGCCATTGAGCCAGGCGAAAGAGATTGGGAAAATTGAAGCCAAATTGGTTTCTTCGCCCCCAGTTAAGAGAACAACATCTGCGCCAGCGCCGATTTCTCTTGTCACCGCACGCTCCAATGGAGTGTCGGCTTATGACACTACTGATCCACGGTCTACCAAGACCATGAACGCATCAGAGTGGATTGAGGCCGAACGCAAACGACAGATGAAGAAGTGGGAAGCGCAGAACCGCTAAAACTTTGACTTTTTTTTGAAAGGACTGAAATGTCTAATACTATTCTGACGATCGACATGATCACAAGAAAATCTCTTGAAATCCTTGAGAACAACCTTGTGATCACCCGTAACGTGAACCGCCAGTACGACGACTCTTTTGCTGTTGAAGGCGCAAAGATCGGCTCTACACTGCGTATCCGTTTACCTGACCGCGCTTTGGTTACTGACGGCGCCGCTTTGCAAGTGCAAGACGACAACGAACAGTTCACCACTTTGACCGTTGCCAGCCAAAAGCACATCGGTGTCAACTTCACATCTGCTGAATTGACCATGCAATTGGATGACTTCGCAGAGCGTGTGTTGAAGCCTCGTATCAGCCAGTTGGCATCTTCTATTGATGCTGACGTGGCCAATGCGTACAAATCAATCGGTAACACCGTTGGTACTCCTGGCACCACTCCTTCTACTTCTTTGGTCTTGCTCCAAGCCCAGCAGAAGCTGAACGAGAACGCAGCCGTGATGTCTCCTCGTTACGCTACTGTGAACCCTGCTGCTAACGCTGGCTTGGTTGAAGGCATGAAAGGTCTGTTCAATCCTACAGACACTATCAGCAAGCAATTCAAGAACGGCATGATGGGCACTGGCGTGTTGGGATTTGATGAGATCAACATGTCTCAGTCAATCAAGCAACACACCACTGGCTCACGTGTTGCTACTGGTAACTCTGTGACTACTACTGTGTCTACTCAAGGCGCTACCAGCATTGCTTTGACCGTTGGCTCTGGCCTGACAGTTAAAGCCGGTGACGTGTTCACTGTTGCTGACTGCTTTGCTGTGAACCCACAAACCCGTGAATCCACTGGTTCGTTGTTCCAGTTCGTAGCTTTGGCCGATGCAACTGCCGTTGGCACTGACATCACTGTGACTGTTGCTGCTATCTACACCGCCGCCAATGCTTTGGCTACTGTTGACAGCTTCCCTACCGCTGCTAAAGCAGTTGTGTTTGTGGGTGCTGCATCTACTCAGTACGCTCAGAACTTGGTTTACCACAAGGATGCCATCACCTTTGCAACTGCTGACTTGCTGTTGCCACAAGGTGTTGACATGGCTGCTCGTGCAGTTCACAACGGTATTTCTTTGCGTATCGTGCGTCAGTACGATATTAACAATGACCGTATGCCTTGCCGTATTGACGTTTTGTACGGCTTCAGCACGATCCGCCCACAAATGGGTTGCCGCATCTGGGGCTAATTGATAGGGGCTTCGGCCCCCATCTTTGTTCGTAACATCTTTTTAAGGAAATTATTATGGCTCTCCCTAATGGCGCTGGTGGCTACCAAATTGGCGCAGGTAACACTTCTGAAGCTCAACTGATTGTTCAAGCGGCTCCAACTGCTTTAACAGCTGCGGCTACCGTTACTGCTGCTCAACTGTCAAATGGTTTGTTTACTTTTGACGGCACAGCTGGCAATATGACTTTGCCCACTGTGGCACTTTTAGAAGCAGGCATTCCTAATGCTGTCAAAGTTAACGCTGCATTCGATTTCTTTGTTGTCAATATTGACGGCGGGTCTGACGATGTAACGGTGGCTGTCGGCACAGGTTGGTCGGTTGTAGGCAATATGCAAGTTGACAACGCTACTTCTGGTCACTTCCGTGCCCGTAAGACTGGCGAAGGCTCTTGGACTTGCTACCGCATTTCTTAAGCATCAAGCCCCGCTTCGGCGGGGCATTTTTCTTCCCTTTTGGAATTGATAAAGGAATTTAATCATGGCAAATACTAAAGCTGTTGGCGTTGCATTCGCTGACCCTGAATTTGATTCAGTACAAGTTGGCTCGTCTAACGCTCCTATTGCTCTCACATCTTCTGGTGTGTTGAACGGTTCTTACGCTACAACTAGCGCAACCAGTGGTGATACTCGCTTGTCTTACAACAAGTTGACTTTCACAAGCACAGGCTCTGGTGAAACGCTCCGTGCGTTCTCCGTAGTGACTGGCGCTGGCGCGGCTGCTGCTGGTACTATCAACGGCGCTCACATTTCTTTGAGTGTTGACGGTTCTGCGGCCACTATTTCTGGTGCGGCTAACGCTATTCGTGCTACTTTGGGTGGCAGTGATGCAACCCCTGGCGGTACTTTGGCTGTTATCCAATTGGACACTGCCTACACAGTTAACGCTTCTTTACCTGCTACAGCCTCGTTTATTCGTGTGTCTGACAGCGGTTCAAACACTGGTGAAATCCCCAAGTTGATGAACATTGAGTCTGGCCCTGCCGCTACTTTGTTTACTGCGGCTACTAGCTCAAGCACTTTGGCCGGTGGCATCAAAATCCGTATTGCTGGCGCTGACTACTTCTTGTTGGTTGCAAGCGCTGTAGCTTAATATGCAGATCACCAAGGAATTCTTGGTTTGCGAGATCGAGGAACTTGAGCGAGAAGCAGAAAAGGCTCGTACTTTTCTAATTCAAGCTCAGTCCACGATCTCCGCATATCGGATGTTAATTGCCCGCATTGAAGCACCCGAACCCACGCCCTTGGAGGAATAATGGCCGTCATTTATCTCACACATCCTGTTCATGGCGCTAAAGTAGCCACTATGGATATTGAAGCGGAAGCTGATGAAAAAAATGGCTGGACTCGCTATAATTCAGACACGTCTTCTGAATTTGAAGCGGCTCCTGTGAACGTGCTGGAAGTTAAACGCCGTAGAAAAACCACAACTGAGGTTTAAGCATGACAACGTACACCGCTGGCGAACAAATCAATCGGGCGCTTCGGCTCCTTGGCGTGCTTGCTGAAGGTGAAACGCCCTCTGCATCGGTTTCCCAAGACGCTTTGATGGCGTTCAATCAAATGATTGATAGTTGGAACACAGAGCGTTTGGCTGTGTTTTCCACGCAAGATCAAATCTTTACATGGCCTGCAAGTTTTATTAGCCGCACGCTTGGCCCGTCTGGTGACTTCATAGGCCTTCGCCCTATCTTGCTTGATGATGCTACCTACTTTAAGGCGGCCAACAATGTGTCGTATGGCATTAAAATGATTAACCAACAGCAGTACAACGGTATTGCTGTTAAGACCGTAACGTCCACTTATCCACAAGTGATGTGGGTCAACATGACGTTTCCTAACATTGAGATATATCTCTACCCACGTCCTACGCAGGACTTGGAGTTTCACTTTGTCTCGGTTCAAGAACTAACGCGTCCTGCTGATTTGTCTACCGTAATGTATTACCCACCAGGCTATCTGCGTGCGTTCACATACAACTTGGCCATGGAGTTTGCCCCCGAGTTTGGCGTTGAGCCAAGCCAGCAAGTGCAGCGCATTGCCATGACTTCTAAGCGTGACTTGAAGCGTATCAACAACCCAGATGACGTGATGGCATTGCCTTACGCATTGGTGGCCAACCGCCAGCGTTTCAACATCTATGCCGGTAACTACTAATGAAAACGCCGATTCTTGGATCGTCTTATGTAGTGCGGTCTGTCAATGCGGCAGACAATCGCATGGTAAATTTGTTTCCCGAGATTATCCCCGAGGGTGGTAAAGAGCCTGCGTTTCTTAACCGCGCGCCAGGTTTAAAGTTACTCAATACCGTCGGCACTGGCCCAATTCGAGGCTTGTGGGCGTTTTCTCCAGACGATGGCACTGGCTTTGTTGTTTCAGGTACTCAACTTTACAAAATCAACAACAGCTACACCGCCACGCTAATTGGTTCTGTCAGTGGTGTTGGGCCAGTCAGTATGACTGATAATGGCACGCAATTGTTTATTGCTTGCAATGGCCCTAGTTACATCTATAACGCCGCCACAGGCGCGTTTGGTCAGATTACCGATCCTGATTTTCCAGGCGCTGTAACTGTGGCTTATTTAGATGGTTATTTTGTATTCAATGAACCAAATAGCCAGAAACTGTGGGTGACACAGTTGCTAGACGGCACGTCCATTGACCCACTTGACTTTGCCAGCACTGAAGGTTCACCTGATGGCCTGCTCGCCGTTGTGTCCAATTTCCGCGAAATATGGGCGTTTGGCACAAACTCAATTGAAGTTTGGTTTGACTCTGGCGCTACAGATTTCCCCCTACAACGCATCCAAGGCGCATTTAATGAGCTAGGGTGCGCAGCGCCTTACTCCATAGCCAAAATGGACAACGGCCTGTTCTGGCTTGGCCGTGACCGCCGTGGCCAAGGCATTGTTTATCGTGCCAATGGCTACACTGGTCAACGCATTTCAACCCATGCTGTTGAATGGCAGATTCAGCAATACAACAATATGTCGGATGCAATTGGTTACACATACCAACAAGACGGCCACAGTTTTTATGTATTGGTTTTTCCTACGGCTAACACCACTTGGGTTTACGATGTAGCAACGCAAGCCTGGCATGAGCGTGCGGGTTGGAACAACGGCTCGTTTACTCGTCATCGCGGCAATTGCCAAATGGCGTTCAACAACAAAGTACTTGTTGGCGACTTTGAAAACGGTAATGTTTACGCATTTGACTTAGAAGATTATTCTGACAATGGCGGCATTCAGAAGTGGCTACGTTCATGGCGCGCGCTGCCGACTGGCCAAAACAATCTTAAGCGTACCGCCCAGCACAGTTTGCAACTGGACATTGAATCTGGCGTGGGCTTAAATCTTGGCCAAGGCAGTGACCCGCAAGTTATGCTTCGCTGGTCAGATGATGGCGGGCACACTTGGTCAAATGAGCATTGGTCACCCATTGGTAAAATTGGAGAATATTACAAGCGCGTGTTTTGGCGGCGTTTGGGGATGACGTTAAAGCTGCGGGATCGCGTCTATGAAATATCAGGCACTGATCCTGTGAAAATTGACATCATGGGCGCTGAACTCCTTTTGAGTCCAACGAATGCCTAGTCCTAACGCTACG